GAGCATCATCATTTAATTTTGAAAATATACTAAGTTCAAATCCAATGTTGTATGGAACAGGCATGAATACCTTTTTCAAGTTTGTGCCATCAGATGCCTTGAATGTTTGAGTGATGCCAGATTTACGAGTTGAATCATATTGAATTGATGTCATTTCAAATGACATTCTTGGAAGAGTTATAGCAACTGCTTTTGTTAGGTTTGCTTGCTCTCTAATTTTTGCAAAGAACTTTTGCTGTGGACCATATGCAAGACCAACTTTAGTTTCATCTAAAGTAGTATCATCGGCATTTTCGTGTTTAATAAAAATATCATTAAACAATGTACCAAAACCAATTATGGTCTTTCGAATAATTTCATGATAATAATAAGTACCTAACATTAATAATCTCCAAATGGGTTGCCTTCTGTAAAGTCAAGTAAAGTTTCTGCTTCACTTTCTATCTCTTTGTTTGAATCAAAAGGTTCTTCAAAACTATCATCAGCGTAAGAGTCTACAACGTATCTAGCTGATGAGATAGATCCTACTATCACTTCTCCAGCACTGAATTTGCCACTATTTAGAGATACTTGAAGTTCAATTGGTGGATGTACATTATCAATGTCCACACGTTTCTTAAAGTTTCTAACTCTTGCGGTGGTTCCTGATAATGATCCAGTGACAATTTCATTATATAGATATGTTCCAACTCCAGTTGTAGAAATACCAGAAAATTCAACAGTTGGTGCATTCACTTGCCCAACTGGATACAATCCAGTATTTAAGAATTGTACACTTTCAACACCAGTAGCATCATTAAGAACAACTTTAGCAGCAGCTGCTGTTCCACCATTCGCACCCGTAAATGTAATATCTGGTGAGACAGAATATCCTCTACCTCTATTATTCATGGTTATTGTTGAAATTCCATTAGATACTATTCCAAATGTTATTGCAACACCTGCTCCACCACCACCATTTACAATAATTAATGGAGGATCCGCTGGATCATAACCACTACCTGGATTGGTTATTCTTATTTCTTTTATTGATTTAGATCCACCTTTAGAAGTTGTAATTGCGATTGCTTCAGCTCTTACACCATAAGGTGATGGTGATATTTCCACTGATGGTGCAGTTACATAACCAGATCCATCATTTGTAATATCGATAAATCCAATCATTCCAGTACCACCAACTCCTGCAACACCTGTTGCGGTAACTGCAGTTCCAACTAAATTGACCATGGTGATATATCCCTGATCCTCTACAGTATTATCAACTTCCTCAATCGTAGTCTCAATAAGTTCATTTTCGTATTCATATAGTTCACAATTTAATTCATAGGTATAATTTTTACCTAATTGATAAAATGGTTTTTCTGATTCAACTCTTTTAATTTCAAATAACCTTTCACCAAGAGGAAAATAAATTAAATCTCCTTCTTTTGGTCTATTAATTAAATCTTCAAACGTATAATCAGTTATAAGACCATCTTTAATACCTGATGAAATACCCTCTAAAAATGGTGTTATGGTTTCTTCAAATCTTTCTTTTGATATAGTTAAACTCACTTCATTTGTTAATCTCAATCCAAATTTAGTCATTAAATCACTATTAGGATTGTAACCTTCATAATTATTTAAATATGCCTCTATAGCAAAAGAATCATCAAATTTTGATGATTGAACTTCTCTAATAATATTATCAGTTTTAAAAATTTTTCTTGGTAAGTAGAATACTTCTATACCATATATTTTTAACTGTTCATTAATCAAATCTTGAACTAAAAATTGTTCATTTTTAGAACCTTGAAGAAAGAATGGATTTAATGGCATTTTTTCACTATCCTATAAAATCAAGAGGTGGTAACTCATATTCCAACATCATTCTTTGTTTAATATCTGCTAATTCTCTTTCAGCATCTTCATAATATTGTCTACCATTCAACTCAATTCCACCTGGTAATCGAGTTCCAGCAAATTTCATCATATTCAATCCCCACTGTCTTTTGATTAAAAGTGTCAAATATCTTTTTAAGAAACTATCATTGAATGTTTTTGTAAATTCAGAAGGATCTAATGCTCGATGACAATCAATAACTAAAAATGTATCTGTACTTTGTGCTTCCCAATCAATATCTAAATATAATCTATTCTGTCTTTTGTTAAATCTTATTTGTTTGTCGGTTGTCAATAAATGATCAATATCTTCCAAATATCTTTTAGTCATTGTATATTGAAGTAACTCAACCGAATTAAAATAATATAAATCATTTAAAAATAATTGATACTTAATACTAAACATCCCACCAGATATTGAACTAGTATCAAATTTAAAAATTTTCTCTATACCAATAACACTATCAGGAACTTGAATAAAATTGCTTGTTTCGTAAAACGATGACGTTGTTGTTCCATACCCTGAAATATTAGTTGAAGTTCCAGTTGTTGTAACTATCCCAACACCTGAAGTTCCCTCTGCCCTTCCTCTGTCAAGGTCATCTTGTGTTATTTTATACTTCAAGTACATTCTCTCAACACCGTCAAAATGTCTTTCATTGAAGTATTGAATTGCATCATCGACTAGATCATCTATTTGATCATCATCCACGTTTATTTCTAAGACAGGTGCACCTAATTGCCTTAAACAATAATCTACTAGTTCCTGTCTACTATTTGGTTTTGCCATTAATACAATCCTCCATCAATCAATCCAGCGGTCAAAGTACCAGTAACATTTAAATCTGAACCAAAGGTAGATACTCCTGTTACACTAAGTCCTTCAGTTATATTTAAATTACCTGATAATGATACTGTGCCACCATTGAATGTTAAATTAGCATTATCTTGTAATTCACCTTGCGATCCTACGTAAACAATACGCCCTGCAGTTAAATCTGATATTTTAGCACTGGATGCTACGATGCCAGCATCAAATGTGGATACGCCAGCAAAAACCCTCATACCAGAGGCAAAGGTTGCAATTCCTATAAAAGTTGAAACTCCAGTTACATTTAAATCTGTAAACGTATTTGGAGCATTTGAAATCGCTGCTTCTATTGTTGATGTGGTTACTGAATCTAATGATACAATATTTTTAAGTTCACGACTTGCACTTATTACTTCAGTGCTTCCAATGTAAAGGGATCCAAATGTACCAACCCCAGATATATTGACTTGTCTTCCACTTACTTCATCATATACAATATCATCTAATACAAATAAGTCTCCACCAACGTAAAGATCACCACCAGTTGTTGTAATACCCCCTGAAGACGCTAAAGTCGTGATTCCTGCTACATTTAATGATTGTAACGTAGTGTCACCTAGTACATTTAAAGTCTCACCAATGTGAGTGTTCTTCTTTATACCAATTCCACCCTGTAATTGTACAGAACCTGAATCTATGCTGTTAGAATTGGTATCATTTGAAAATGATGTAATACCAGTTATAGCAATCAATGAAGCATCAATTGTGTCGCTTAAGATAAACTTCTCTGAAGTTATATCCCATACTAGTAGTAAACCATCTTCTGCCTTACGATTCGAATCGACATCACTTAAGTTAACTAATCTTGTCGGTGGCGACGAAGCGTTAGATAATACTCTTATTACATTTTGTGATCCTATTCGATCATTGATAGTTGCCATTACCTTGTAACTCCAGATCTGACGAGTGCTGCACCTTCTATGGCTTTATATTGGTTACCACCAGAAGTTATTATTTTTACATCATATACGTACCTTCCAGGTTTTAGAGACACTGTATTAGCAGCAGTTAAAGATATTGAAATTATCCCTGCATCAGGATCGGTAACAGTCGTTGCGAACGATACTGCCTTTGAAGCAGATGCATGCTTTCTAATCATTGCTGTCGTTCCCGATCCAGTCAAATTTAAAAATTCATTTGAGCGAGTATCCTCCAACTGAAATGACGTATCAAAGTCATACCCTTGCTCAATTACAATGTTGGATACGTATACTGCCATTATTAATCAATACATTTTTAAATATTTATATCTAAGAGGATTTATTAATTAGTTCTCTTAAAAGTGACTTTATTTCATCAACATCAGATCTTAATTTCCGAATTTCATTTTCTTGGTTTTTTTTACTCTCTTGCATTTTTTTATATTGTAAGTACCCTTGAGAATCGGTACTTACAATTGCTCCTGATTTATCATCTCGAAATAGATGTTTGTGACCTGAAACTGGAATCATTATGCTAAAGCAATAACTCTTAAATCTTTAAATCTTGGAGGTTGTGCTTCATTAGTTCCACTCATTACTATTTTGATTTGGAATCCAACAAATTCATCCAGTTCATCTATGGTAAATTCATATTCTCTGAATTCATCCTCTTTACTTGCAGGTACTGGAATGTCAGGTCTTCCACTATTCAACCTTGGATCAATAATAATTTTATCAATGCCAGTATCCCTTAAGTTATCAAAACCAGGAAATAGTTCATATGCCTGTTCAACTTCACTTGAATCAGTTTTAAATAATCTATATAAAACTCTAAAGTCAGCAGATGGGTGTCTGTAGGCACTCACCAATACCTTTAAGGATGTTGATGCTTGTTGTAAATTAACCTTTTGTGAAATATAACATCCATTATGTGGATCACCTGTCAAGTTATTTGATCTAGAATCAGTAGTGTAATCGCTTATAGGTGAATTTAATCTGTTCCTTATAAATCTAAATGCAGCGTTCATTGTATCAAAGACTGGAGATACATTAACATCTTTAGTCTCAAGTTTAGCTAATAATGTAACTGATTTATTACGTGGTAAACCACCCAATTGTGAATCTTCATTTACTTTAGAACATACAAGTCTCGGTGAATCCAATCTATTAATTTGATTAAATTCAACACCTTCAAATCCTTGATCTACAAATGATATTTCAGAACCACCTTCACTTGTTCCTGATACGGATCTTAATTGAGCTGAAATTGTGGTATCAGATGATGGTGTGAAAGTATTAATTGATGGAATGAATGCATCATATTGGAAGTTTTGTGATCCTACAATTGATCTTTCTCCTCCAATTTTTTCATCAGTAAAACTAATTTGGTTTATACCACTTGATCTATCCTGTAAATTAGGTCTTCCTGATCCTCTATCAATTTCTAAGAAATAATTATCACTTGTTTTTAATGATTGTAATGTATTATTACTTGGTAAATTATGAGTTGTGTTAATACCAGTTAAAGATATTCCATTAAACTCATATTTAAATGCTTGATCATTAACAAAGTGAGAATCTTTTGGAGAACCACCAAATCCTCTTGTTCCTACACTTAAGTTTCCTGCACCAATTCCATCATAGAAAATAATTTCTTTTCCTATTTGAACATAACCAGTGCTGGTGGTTATTCCCTCAAATGTGCTAAATGGTGCTGTATTCGCAACAGAAATAGTAGTATCAGTTGAAGTAATATTTTCTGTTAAAAGAACAAAGGTAGTATCTGGTTTAACTCCATCAAGTTGCACAACATTTTGAATAGAATTCATAGAATGGTTTGAACTGTTAACTTCAAGAACATTTCCAGTGTATAAATCACCATTGACTACAGAATCACCTCTTACATTTACTCCAGCGTCAGCGATTGTTCCTCCAAAAACATCAGTATAGAATGTCAATCTCTTACCATCACTAATCTTTTCACCTTGAACATTTGTTAGATATAGAGTATCCATTCCAAATCTGCTAGTGACTGTTACTTCTGCACCAGTTCCAGCATTTCCTACGTCTGATGTAGTGATTCCTAAAACATCACCAACAGCATATCCATTACCAGTTGAAGCAATTGATACTCCAGTGACTGAACCTGTTGAATTGACTGTTACAGATGCTGTTGCTCCTGTGCCTTGTCCAGTGATAGAATATAAGTCCACTGTGTATGGTGAATTGGAATTATCATATCCAGTTCCAACGCCAGTTACAGAAC